CTTTAGAGCTGGCCAGTAACCGTAGTGCGGAAGGCGAACTTTTCAAAGCCTCTTTAGAGGCAAGCAGGGAACAGCGGCTTATAGCCGCAGAACAAACCACCAGCTAAGCTGGTGGTCATGATTCGGGAGAAGATTTAAAGAAAATTAAATAGGAAGAAGGATGAGATGGAAGACGTATCAGTCAAAACGTTTACTTATAAAATATTACAATCAGATCAAATATGTGTTGTGCTATTCGGTGCAGTGTGGTGTAAACCTTGCGTTGGAATGAAAAGAAGGCTAGAAAGTCTGGAAGTAACGGTACCGGAGAACATCAAATTTGGATATATAGATGTTGATAGAAATGTTCTTCTGGCGCAAAGATATAGTATTATAAATTTACCACAGGTGCTGATTTTTGATAAGGGGAAAATAGAACATAGAATCAAGGGACTTGTAGATGCAGAAATTATTGAGAAAATAATTTAAAATCAGTAATCAGCATATTTATATGCCCAGGCGTGGATGGCATTAAAAGCTACGGAATATAGTCAGGCGTAGTGACTTTAAACTACGGAAAGTGTAAGCATTGTAACACATTAAAAGCTATGGAAGAAAGGCAGGGAAAAATAATGACAGAAAAGAAGTACACGGATGCCGATGTAAACGTACTGATCGACAGGAAGTTTGCTAAGTGGCAGAAAAAGAAAGAAGCGGAAGTGAGTGAAGCAGTCAAATATGCCAGAATGGCTGAAGTCGAGAAAGCCAAAGCTGTACAAGAAAAATTAAAACAGCAGCTTGATGATTTAACCAGGCAGAATGCCATCTATGAAATGAAAACCATGGCAAGGGGTATTTTGGCTGCAAGTGATATTTCCGTTTCGGATGAATTACTGTCAATAATAGTTTCAGAAGATGCCGAAAAAACCAAAACAGCGGTTGATTCATTTTCAACTTTATTCACCGCTGCGGTTGAGAAAGCAGCGAAGGAATGGTTCTTTAGACGGGATTTGGTCAACGAGATGAAGAGGTAGAGATATGTTAAGAAAATTAGGTTTGGTTGATTTATTAGCAGCAATTCAAAGTAAGGTCGAGAATGACACTGGAATCAGATGTTATGATACGGTTCCGATTAACGCAGCTAGCCCTTTATATTATATGGAAGTGATTGAGAAGCATCCTGAGGATACTAAAATCATGTTTTGTGAAGTATATACGATTTGGATACATGCGATCGCAGGCCAGGGAGAGAGCAGCGTTGAAATTTATAACCTGATTGATGGTTTGGAGGAGAGCTTTGCAGCAGATATTGAACTTCCTGAACCCTTTGAATTGGTCTTGCAGACCGGGCAGGGTGTACAATCAATTAACACCGATGAAAGTGGTAAGAAGCGCGCAGTGATAGTTTATGATTTCAAAGTAAGCTATGGTTTCAAAGTGAAAAATTAAAAATGACAGCGGTAGAAGAAATACCGCAGCAAACGAAAGTGAGGAATAAAAAATGGCAGAAAAATATGATTCTAATGTATATTGTAATTTTGAAAGTAACAGTGCAAAAGCGGTAGCCGGTAAAGATATTTTATTGGCTCTTTTTAATGAGGATGGGAGTAAGCTGCTGGCCATTTCGGGACAGCAGGGGCTGACAATCAACCGGTCAGCAGAATCCATTGAGGTATCCAGTAAGGACACTGCAGGTGGATGGAAATCGAAGATTGCCGGCATGAAAGAGTGGAGTATTGACAATGACGGTCTATATGTCACGGATGATGCCAGTCACACCATCCTGAGTGCAGCTTTTGATAACAGTGATCCGGTTTGTGTAAAAGTCATTAATGGTAAAACCAAGACAGGAATGTTTGGTGGATTGGCTTACATTACGGATTATCCGATTGAAGCACCATTCGATGACGCAATGACTTATAGTCTGACGTTAGAGGGGAATGGCGCATTGGTTGATCTGACCACATTGGATGCGGCAGATGCGGCAAATGTAACGGCAATGCCGGAATAAACATAAATAAAAAGGAGAACAAGTTATGAGAACATTTGAGGCAGCAGGAGTGAGTTATGAATTAAAATTCAATCTGAAGCGGATTGAATTGATTGAAAGTGTAACAGCAATGCCAACAATGGCAGTTTTGCAGATGTATAAGGGGATGATGTCACTTCAGCAATTAAAAATCTACCTTGGTTATGCGATCAAAGAAGCTGGTGATGATGTGTTTGTTGCGCCTAAGAAGGGCATGGAAATGGCTGAAGAGTTAATTCGGGAAAATGGGTACACGGAAGTTTGTACCCTGGTTCTGGAAGCACTTCAGGAGGACTGCCCTTTTTTCTTCCTCGCCGATTAGTCGATTTTGAATACCTGGATGCTGATTCGGTACAAGATGAAGAATACGACAAAATAGCAAAGCCTTATCGTAAAGAGATCGACTTTGCTTTTTTTGTCGTAAATTTTGGGTATTCAAAAAAAGATTATGAATCGCTTACAGAGCGTGAAAAATTCTTTATATATAAGGCTTGGGAAACAAAGATGGTATCAGACACTACTCATTTGCGAAATGCATTCATGAATGCTTATATAAATGCAAATCGTAAAAAGAACAAGAAGATAATTCCTTTATGGAAGAAGAAACAGCAGAAGGCTGATAAGGAACTTGTAAAAGATAACCTGAGAATTATCCAGGAAACCGAGAAAAAAGAAGGTAAGTCCTGGGTTGATTTAATTTATAAAATAAATGGATTTAAGAAGGAGGTGAAAGCAAATGTCTGATTATACTATAGAAATCCAAATAAAAGGAGACATCAGTAAACCAAAGGCCGACATAGAAGGCGACAGCAGCAAATTAAAAAAGGCGTTGGATTCCTCAAAAAAGTCAATTGATGATTTTGCGAGTAAGACCAAAGAGGTTGGAAGTAAAATATCATCAGTGGGTGATTCGCTCACCAATAAAATTACAAAACCTGCGTTGACAGCGGCTGCGGCTCTGGGAAAAATGGTACTTGTTAAGGGATTTGAAAGTTTGTCCGGCATTGATGACGCAAAAGCATCATTCAATAGTATTAATGAATCAATTGCCCGAATCGGTGCTAATTTTATCGATGCTGGTAGTACCGGCGGTGGATTCTTTACAGCTATTAAGCCACTGCTGGATGATTTTAATAACAGCCTGGGAACGGTTGAAGTAAAGGCCGCGGAGTTGGGTGCAAAGTTTGGCGAAGCAATCAGTAATCTGGTGACAAAAGTTCTGGAAATAAAAGCAAAGTTTGATGCGTTGTCTCCTTCTGTGCAAGGCTTTATTTTAAAGGTAGTTGGTATTGGAGCTGCGGTCTTGGTGGGAATGGGTCCAGTCATATCACTTGTAAGCACGTTAGTGTCTGGTTTTAGAATATTTGCGGGAGTAATTGGAGCAGTGATGACGCCTGTTGGTCTTGTCATTGCGGGTATTGCTGCACTGGCGGCAGGATTTGTATACCTGATGAACACGAACGAAACATTTCGTAATATTGTAACGAGTGTCTGGGATGCGGTTAGTAGTAAAGTGCAGTCAATCGTACAGGTTTTAGGGCCGGTTATGTCAGGAATATTCGATGGGCTGAAATCGACAGCTCAATCCCTTGCGCCCACGTTTGAAAGTATATTTTCAACAATTTCAACCGTGATAGGTTATGTTGTCGAAGCATTCGGTGCTTTTTTTGGCGGATTAGCCTCTGGATTTGGCGACGGATTAAGTAGTGCGAGCGGATTCCAAACGGGCTTTATGACGATATTAGGTCTAATCAGCCCGGCGCTTAAAATGATCTTATTGCTATTTCAGAATTTTGGGCCGCAGATACAAGAGCTTGTTGGCACGATAGGATCATCATTAGTTCCGATATTTGAAACATTGGGTACCACTATTGGTGGTATTGCGGCGGCAGTGATGCCTGCAATTCAGTCGGCTATGGCTAATTTAGCACCAGTTATGTTTAATTTATTGGAGGTAGGCGCACTGTTATTTGAAATAGTAATTCAACTTGCAGAAGGGGCATTCAAGCTATTGGCTGATATATTTCAGCAGATTGCACCTTTCCTTGTGCAGATCGCAACCTTAATAGGTGAATTGGCGGCAGCTTTGGCACCAATGATTTCACAAATAGCAGGAGCTTTAATGCCGGTCATTACCAACATACTGACTTTAGTTCAAAATCTAATAACGATTATCATGGGAGTTATTTCTTCTGTTATGCCAACAATCATTTCGCTGATGAACGTTGTGATGTCGATTTTGGCAGCAGTGATCCCGGTTATCACTAATATTATTGGTGTTATCGTTTCAATCGTCAGTATAGTAATTTCGGTTATTTCTAGTATTATTTCCGCAATCACACCGATTATAGCATTTATTGCTTCGGTTATTGCCGGCATTATCGCTGTCATTGCACCAATCGTTACATTTGTGGCAGATATTATAGCTTCAATCATATCCATCGTGGGTGGTATTATAACAGCGATTAGCGGTGTTGTTAATGTGATATTTAGTGTTTTTTCCAGTGCTTTTACATTTATTTCAAGTATATTTAGTAACATATCAAATGTAATTTCTACTGTGATAGCAACGGTTTCAGCAATTATTTCAACGCTGTCGGGAGTATTTAGCCGGATATTTAATGCAATATACTCGGTAGTTTCGTCTGTGATGGGTAGGGCTGGTTCGTATATAACTGGAGTATTTAATGGAATTAAGACAGCTTGGAATGGTCTAACTACATTCGTAAGTGGTATTTTCAATGGTGTTGGAAATGCAGTAAACACATTAGTAAGGACGGTAAAAGGATTTATAAATGGCGTCATTGGTGGAATAAACGGCGCAATTGGGTTGATTAACAAGATACCCGGCGTCAATATTGGTAAAATCCCATATCTCCTGCATGGTACGAATAACTG